TCTGTCTGAGGGTGTAGATACAACCGAAGCTCCTGTTACAGGAACTATGGACGCATATCTGCGTTCCCTGGGCGCTTTCAAAAAGTGAATTTAACATTAATTCAAACAATTAACTTATAGGTAAAAAAGCAATGTTCCAATCCGAACAATTGCAGGAAAAGTGGGCACCACTTCTCGACTATGAAGGTCTTGATTCAATTTCAGATTCTCATCGTCGTGCTGTAACCGCAGTCCTGCTCGAAAACCAAGAGAAGTTCCTCAAAGAGGAAGCAGCATTCTCATCAGGTATCAACCTGATGGAAGCCCCCAACATGAACACCAACAGTGGTGCTAACGCTGGTTTCTCAGCTGATGCCACCGCCGCTGGTCCTGTTGCTGGTTTCGACCCTGTTCTGATCTCCCTGATCAGACGTGCAATGCCTAACCTGGTCGCTTATGACCTGGCTGGTGTTCAACCAATGAGTGGTCCTACTGGACTCATCTTCGCAATGAGATCCCGTTACGAAGATCAGTCTGGATCTGAGACCTTCTTCGACGAAGTAGATACCGCATTCTCTGGACAGGACGCTGGATTCGACCTGACCGATGGATTCTCCGATGTAGATGCTGGTATTGGTACTACCGCTCAGTCTGGTACTAACCCAGCTGTTCTGAACCCTGTTGGAACCGCTACCTCTACCGCCTATGATGTCGGTCAGGGTATGCGTACTGACGACGCTGAAGATCTGGATGGTACAGGCAGTAACGCCTTCAACCAGATGGCTTTCTCTATCGAGAAAGTTACTGTAACAGCTAAGTCAAGAGCCCTGAAGGCTGAGTACTCACTGGAACTCGCCCAGGACCTCAAGGCTATTCACGGTCTGAACGCTGAAGCCGAACTGGCTAACATCCTCTCAACCGAAATTCTGGCTGAGATCAACCGTGAAGTCATCAGAACCATCTACAAGACCGCTGAACAAGGCGCCGTCGCTAACACCGCTACCGCTGGTGTATTCGACCTTGACGTTGATTCAAACGGTCGTTGGTCTGTTGAGAAGTTCAAGGGTCTCCTGTTCCAAATCGAGCGTGACGCTAACGCGATCGCACAAAGAACTCGTAGAGGAAAGGGCAACATGATTCTGTGTTCCGCAGACGTTGCTTCCGCTCTGACCATGGCTGGTATCCTGGATTACACCCCAGCCCTGAACTCCAACCTCAACGTTGACGACACTGGTAACACCTTCGCTGGTACGATTAACGGTAAGTTCCGTGTATACATCGACCCATATTCGGCTAACCTGACTTCAGCTAACGCCGCTAACGGTAACCAGTACTACGTCGTTGGTTATAAGGGTTCTTCACCTTATGACGCTGGTCTGTTCTATTGTCCTTATGTTCCTCTCCAGATGGTTCGTGCCGTCGGTGAGAACTCCTTCCAGCCCAAGATTGGCTTCAAGACCCGTTACGGGATTGTCGCTAACCCTTACGCAGAAGGTCTTACTCAAGGACTCGGAAGACTCCGTGTTAACTCCAACCGTTACTACAGAAGAGTTGCTGTTAAGAACCTCATGTGATCCATCACATCATTCCAAGACCTCCTTCGGGGGGTCTTTTTTTATGCCTATTCATAAATACTAAAAAAATGAGTCCCGATTGATGGCGACAAGAAAAAGACAAGACAGAGATCCTACAAAAAAGGCTATCCCTGCCTCTCAATTGGAAAACAGAAGTTTTCTAATCCCAAACAGTTTTGGTTTCACTATCGAAAGATCTCCAACAGTGGGTTTCTTTGGTAGTTTCATTAATGTACCAGGATTCACTTTGGGTGTTGCCGCTCAACCTACCTATCTGAAGGAAATTCCAAGACCTGGTGAGATCTTATCATTTGAAGATCTTGCTTTGACTTTCATGGTCGATGAGGGACTTGAAAATTACTTGGAAATTGACAAATGGATGAGGGGACTTGGTTTCCCTGAGGACATTCAACAAATTTATGATTTACAAGATGATGCCACAGTTGACAGTGTTGGACTCAACATCTATTCTGATGCTACTCTGACTATCTACAATAATCAGTCACAACCTGCATTTGTAGTAAAATTCAAGGATGTATTCCCATACTACTTGAGTCCTCTTGAATTTAATGCACAGATGCCTGAGGCTGAGGTCTTGACATGTCAGGTAGCATTTAAGTATTCTATTTACACTATTGAGCCAGGTTCTGGCGGTTGTTGCTAATGATTGACCTACCCCAGATTCAGAAAATGTGGGAACAGGACTCTAAGATTGATCCTGATAATTTGCATACTGAATCA